AGATACAGGAAATAGTAGTGAGTCTGTAGCTATAGGAACAGGTGTATCAGGAACAGCTATAACACTAGGACATAGCACATCAGAAGTAACTGTAGCAGATAACTTAACAGTTACAGGTGACTTAACAGTATCAGGTACAACAACTACTGTAAACTCTACCACTGTAAATTTAAATGACCATAACATTGTACTTGACAGTGGTAACAGTACAAGTGCTGTAATTAATGGTGCAGGTATTACAATCGAAGGTGGGTCAGGTGATGATGCTACATTTACATATAATACTACAGGACCTCAGTTTGAATTAAAGTTAGGTTCTAGCTTTGAAGACTTACAGACAGCTAAACTAACTGCTACTGAATTAGATATATCAGGTGATGCAGATATTGATGGTACACTAGAAGCAGACGCTATAACAGTTAATGGTACAGCACTTAACACAGTTATTGCAGGAGTTACAGTTACAGATGCAACAAACTCTGCTCATGTATTAGTAACAGATAATGAAAGCACAGATGAAGATAACTTAATTACTTTTGTAGAAAATGCTACATCAAGCACAGGTAATGTTGGCTTGGAGATGGATGGTAATTTAACATACAATCCAAGTACAGGAAAACTAACAGCTACACAACTAGCAGGTACATTACAAACTGCAGCACAAGCTAATGTTACTTCTTTAGGAACACTTACTACACTTACAGTTGACAATGTTATTATTAATGGTTCAACAATAGGACACACAGGTGATACAGACTTAATTACTGTAGCAAGTGGAGTAATGACTGTCGCAGGTGAAGTTGATGCAACAAGTCTTGATATTAGTGGTGATGCCGATATAGATGGCACACTTGAAGCCGATGCAATTACTGTAAATGGAGCAACTCTAAGTTCAGTCATTGCTGATGAAGCAACAGCATTAGCTATTGCATTAGGATAATGCTTGACAAACAAGCAATTTTCGTGTATAATTAAACAAACAAGGAAAGATAAATGGCAAATACATTTAAGGTAGTAAACTTTGCTGCAGAACCTGCATCTTCAGGTACACCATACGTTGTGTATACTGCAGGTAGTGGAGTAACTGCAATCGTTCTTGGTTTAGTTTTATCTAACATACATACATCACAAGTTACAGCAACTGTAAGACTAGTTAGTGATACAGCTAATAGAGCAGTAACAAACAACACAGCTAACGGAACAAGTATAATCGTAAAAGATGCACCTATTCCTGTTGGTTCAGCGTTGGAGTTGATGGCAGGTAATAAAGTAGTGTTAGAAACAACAGACCAAATAACAGTAGATTGTAGTGTAGCAGATAAATTAAGTGGCACATTGAGTATTATGGAGATAACCTAATGCCTTATGTAGGTAACGAACCAACAAGTAACTTTGCATCTGTAACCAAAGATGCATTTAGTGGAGATGGAAGCACGACTGCTTTTACACTATCTAAAGCAGCGACAACAAATGGAGTTGCAGTCTTTGTAGAAAACGTAAGACAAGAACCTACAACAGCGTATGCAGTCAGTGGTACAACATTAACATTTACTGCTGCACCTGTAAGTGCTAGTGGAAATAACATCTATGTGTTACACCACAACGCACCTGCAAGTACAGCTAATCACCCTGCATCGCAAGATTTAACTGCTGTTAAGGGTACGTTTAGTAGTATATTAAAAACAGATGACACTACAGATGCTACATCTACTACAGATGGTTCTTTACAGACAGATGGTGGTTTATCTGTAGCTAAAGATGCAGTTATAGGCGATGACTTAACTCTTAAATCAGATAGTTCTGTTTTAGCTTTTGGAGCAGATGCAGATGTAAAACTAACTCACGTTGCTGATACAGGTTTAATATTAGCTGCAGGTAATCAAACAACAAGTGACTTTGGAACACCTGCAACTGGTATGAAAGACTTTGTTATTGGTGGAGATGGCAATGTCGGTATGTCAATATTAACAACTGCAAACAACAATGCTAGATTAGCATTTGGTGATGTAGATGACGTAGATGCTTGTCAATTAAACTATGACAATAATACTG